AGGGCTTTTGCGGCCGAATGTGACTTGCCTGCCCCTCTTCCCCCAAAGTAGATTTTATAACGCGCCTTGTCGAACAGGCTGGCCATCTTGACGGGGAACTGAGCGTTCGTGTCACTCATTAGGCTTTACAAAGGTCACATTGATGCCCGTCAGAGGTTCACCATCCGCACCCGTGACTTCGTTCTTAACAGTCTCAGACCACTTCATTTGGGTCTTTGTCCACCAAATTAGGCTGGTTGTGTCCCCTGCCACAGCCTTCGAGAACAGCGTCTTGGCTATTTGCCCGTTGGCTTTTGCCTTTCCCGTGTCCAGTTCGGTGCGGTAATACTTTCGCAGGGTTTTATCGTCTATCCCCACCAAAATGGCTATTTGCTCGTGGGGCAAGCCTAACCCGCTGGTGCTTTCGACCATTCTGCGGGATTCATCGGTTGGCTTGTGAGCCTCTTGTGGAATTACTGGCATGTTTTATAAAGGGGAACTCGTTATATATTTAAGCAGTTTCGGTTACTTCTGTCAATAAAGTGGCTTTTTTGCCTGTAAAGTCTTCCCACCGCTTTACGATTACATCGCAGTATTTTGGGTCTAACTCCATCAGTCTGGCATAACGGCCATGCTTTTCTGCGGCCAGCATGGTTGTTCCGCTTCCACCGAATGAATCCAACACAATATCACCGCCTTTGGTGTTATTAAGCATTTGGTATTCAAATAGTGCCACGGGCTTCATTGTGGGGTGTTCGCCATTCTTTGTGGGTTTGTCAAACTCAAGGATGGTGGTTTGCTTGCGGTCTGCCGACCAAAGGTGTCCTGCGCCTTCTTTCCACCCATACAGGCAGGGTTCGTGTTTCCAATGGTAGTCCTGTCTGCCCATGACAAGGCTGGACTTCTTCCAGATTAAGCATTGGCGGACTTTCCAGCCAGCGTCTTGTGCCGCACCGCGAAAGTTATATCCTTCGGAGTCTGCATGCCAAATGTAAAAGACTGCGCCTGGCTTCATTACCAAGTCAGCGGTTACATAAGCGTCTCTCAGGAACTGACGAAACTGGTCATCGCCCATGTCATCGTTTTGGATTGTCAGCCCTGTGCCGCCTTCGTAAGCGACGTTATAAGGTGGGTCTGTTAACCACATGTCCACCAATTGGCCATCGCACAGTTTTTCCATGTCAGTAAGACTGCAAGAGTCTCCACACATTAAGCGGTGCTTGCCAAGTAGGTAAATGTCACCCAGTTTGGTTGTTGGTTCTTCTGGGGCTTCTGGAACTGCATCCTCGTCTGTCAGCCCTTCCACAACCTCTGGCTGAAGTAAGGCGGCTATTTCTTTTGGGTCAAAGCCAAGGATGTCCAGCGCAAAGCCGTCTGCCAAGAGGTCGTTTAACTCTATAGTCAGCATCTCGTTATCCCACCCAGCATTTAGCGCTAGGCGGTTGTCGGCAATGATGTAGGCTTTCTTTTGGGTTTCTGTCAGGTCTTTTAGTTCTATGGTGGGAACTTCGGTGTGGCCTAACTTACGGGCGGCCATGAGCCTGCCATGCCCTGCAATGATGCCGTTTTGTCCGTCTATCAGTATTGGGTTGGTCCAGCCAAATTCCTTAATGCTTGCCGCGATTTGTGCCACCTGTTCATCAGAGTGGGTTCGGCTGTTTTTTACATAAGGGATTAGTTCTATGACCTTCTTCTGAGTTATTTTCACTTTTTTGCCTTGGCTTTTTGGGCTTCCCGCTTCTCAGCGTAGGCAATTGCAACGGCCTGCTTAACTGGTTTACCAGCCTTCATCTCGGTTTTTATGTTTTCTTTAAACGCTTTGGGTGTCGCTGACTTCTTGAGTGGCATCGTTCTTCTCCAGTTCGGATAGTGTCCATTGACATTGCTGTAACGCACCATTGATTTGGTGCAACTGTTGTTCAAGTTCCTTACCTTTGCTGATTAGGTCTTGAATTCTTAGGTTTATCAGTTCTTTGGTCATTAGCAGTTCCAGTTCTTTAATGATGCTTTTGCCCGTTCAGCAGGGCCTTTGGCGTTCTTTACAACGCCTTCCATACGCGCGCAGAAAGAGGCCTTCCTGCCCTTATCTTTCTCGGTCTTGGGGTTGGGTGCTGGCGGCTTCAAATGGCTTCCATTCTTGGCGTTGTATTCAGCGCGACCCTTAGCGGTCATGCCTGCACCCTTGTCGGTTGGGTTGTAGGTTTTATCTTTGCCCGTGGTCTTGTGTGGGATGGGCTTGTCGTGCTTTTTCATTTCTTTGCGGTCTTAGCAGATTGTTTAAATGCTTCAGCAGTCGGTGCGCCCTTTGTGCCAGGCTTTCTCATCTTCTCGACGGGCTTGCCTTCTGCCTTCTCGCGTTCGATACGAGCCTGTTTTTTGTGAATATTTGCATAAAGTCCAGGTTTCATGATTCCTCCAAAACTGCACAAATGTCTTGCCAACTCATTTTAAGGTGACGCTCACCATCTAAGTTTAGTTCCTCAAACTTCAAGTATTCAGCGCTGTAATCCTTCGCTAGCGTACCAAAGACAATCTTGTCCCCAACATTAACGCCTTGAAACAATGCATCCTCGCCAGCCGCAATGACTGTCCCGATGGAATCGGCTTCTGCCATCGTACTGGTATCTAGGATTAGAGATTTGACCCGTGGTTCGGGTTTGACAATGATTTTGTCACGCAAAGGTTTAATTTCCATCTAACACCTCTACTTCGCCAGTAAAAGGGTTTTCATGAATCATTGACTTCTTTGGCCTGCCCATTTTCTTTTTAGGCAAAAAATCCCCAGAAGGCTCTGGGGTAACTTCGGCAACTGCTTTGCTCGAAAACTCTCCGCACCACTCTTGTGGACTGCGGTTTTGATAGGTAGGAAATCTACGACACAAACCCAGAATCGAGTTGTTGTCAAAGTAGTTTCTACATTCTCTACAATTCTCTACAGCCATATCAACTCCTTTTTGATGTGGTTAGAAGCCCCGTAAGTCCCGACTGACTTATGGGGTTTCGCTTTTAACGATAGTTTTCGCGTTTGTGTTCGTAGCAAACGCCAGCAGTACGGCCAGTATTGAACTCGCCTTCCATGCCCATCGTTTTATCCTCTTTGCCCATGGCAACGCCACCGACGATTTTGCCCTTGCGCTCACCAGAAGTGTCGCTAGACAGAACGCCTTTAGGCATCTTTTCGCCTGATGCACCAGACTTAAACATTTCTTTGTCCATTTTTCCCATGATATTTCCTTGCAAGGTTAATCGACATTGTACAATGTCCATACCATTATAGGAGTTTTTTCAATGCCTACAAATTTTAAAATTACCGAGTCAAAACGCCAACCTACAACTGGCGGTCACTATGTGATGGAACGGGAATACAAAAAAGAATCTCGTAAGGTTGCTGAACTCGAAAAAGAGTTAAAAGAGCATGAAAAGACAGATATGGCTCACGCTCATCCTATGCACAGAAGCCATGAAGCACAGCCACAAGCAGGAATTCCTGCACTTCGTAAGTAGTTGATAGCCGCCCTCATAAAGCAGAGATGTTCAACTTCCTTGGTATTTGCACAATTCAAGGAAAATAAGGCGCTAACCCTTAATACGGCTACCAACACGGCTGGGGACTGCGGGGGTCACAGGGTTCATTTCCTATCCCCTATTGCTGTACCAAAATGGCTTGTACAGAGCCACCAATCCCCATGCGTGTTGATACTAAGTTTATTTTAGCCATAAACCCCGCTTTTGTAGTTCTTGCAGGGTTTTTTCATATGCGTTATCCCACATAGCCTGCCGTTCTTCCTTAGATAGGCACATTCCTTGGTCTAACTGAGCATGGCATGGGTAGCACAAAGCGGCTGTGTATTCGTCTGAAGCCTTTATCCCACGCCCTTTGCCGTGTTTAGCCCAATTACTGTGTGCCGCTTGCGTCTGACCTTCTGCACCGCAATGCTGGCAAGGCAAGTCAGCAACATTCTTTAGGTGGTTCTTGCTTCTGAAGTAATTAAACTTGGGAATAGGTGATGCCATGCTCTGCCCCCCACGCGAGTAAAAATTCCACGAACTCGGTGGCCTGTTCTTTTGTAAATTTCCGTGTTTGAAATCCAAGTTGCACTATTCCAGTTCCATCAAG